GAATGTGACGTACTCCTGATCCTTGGTTTTGTAGACTAGATAAAGAACCTCGTAGCTTGATAGATCAGGAAAGAGACTATCAAGAACGATTGAATAACCAATAGCTTGAGCAGAGTTTTTATACGTTGCAGGATTAACGGTTGCGGACCCAGTAGTCTTGCATTCAAGTACCAAGACAGCACCTGTAATACGATGACGAAGGACAGCATCAACATAACCGCGGTAGCGGAAACCGTCAGGAAAATTGATACAGAAAGAGAGTTCACAGGCAGGCTTTCCCTGGTAATATACCAGTTCATAGTCATCTAGGAAGCCAGATGCACGGAGAGAAAGGAATCTACGGAGTGCAATGACTGCATCCCAGAAAGATTTCTTACCTTTCTCATCTACTGCAAAGAGATCAGTGTGCCAGGAAAGGAACATTTGGAAAATGATTCTCTCTTCCGTCATCCCTTCGAGCGCAAACTGGAGAGCCTCGCCAACAACGTGGCCGAAAGCAAATGTGATTGTTTGCTTGGCTCGCTCTTCTTCTCTGTGCGTAGTTCTGAGCTTATAGAGCTGGAACTTACGGGGGCAAGAGTGGAGCGTGTTGATAGAGGAATAGGATAATTGGCGAATTCTGTAGTCAGTCTGTCCTTCATAGCCTGGCTCTCGGAAAAGATTTCCAGAGCTTTCTCCTGTTGAATCGGAGTCAGGTCTATAAGAATCCGCGTCCGCCAACTGTCGATCATCGAGAAATGAATCGAGGTTGAATTCTGTGGTAGACATTGTGTGATTGCTAGAAGTAGATCACGATCGATGAATGAGTATTGTTTGTAGCGGCAGTATGGTAGATCAAGCCAATCACGTAGCAGGGAGTATTTGTGGTAATCATATGAGTATGTGATGGCACGAAGAACTAATCGAATGTGCGCCAGCTCTGCACTAGAAAGCGTCTTCACCCTTAGCTTTCAGTGCGGCCACACTTCCAGGCTTCTTCGCAGATTTCGATACTGTCTCTGCAAGATATACACCTGTTTGTTTCTGCAAGCCACGAACTAGCACAGCGATATCTTCTTCTGCCATCAGTGTGACATTCTCAGGCTGTGCACGAAGAGTAGTGTGGATTTCTTTCAGAAGTGTAGGCATTGTTGGATGCGCAGAAAGAAGTGCGGCCTCAAGAGAGGCCACTTTTTCCTTGAGGATGAATGCGATAGTAGTCACTTGTATCCTTTCCATTGCTCGAAAAGTTTGAAACAGATTCCTGCTGTAGCAACTACAAAACAAGTAGTCACGGAGAGCATGATGATTACTAGACAATTCCAGAATAGGTCAATAACAAAGGGAGGCATCACACATATCCTTTCGTGCTCAGAATCCAAGCAGAAACTTCAACTCGATCCATCTCTTGTGATCCCTTCGGTTGCCGAGTAATACTCTGGCACTGAGAAATGGGGAACCACTCTTTCTTCACGTCTTCTACTTCGAGTCCATCAATGGTAACCACTTCCAGATGGATAGCTTTCTCTGTATCACGATGAATGTAACCTTCGACTGCATGATACTTAGATGATCGGCTCATGAGATTCCTTTCTTATACACAAGTGTGATCGATTGTAGGCACAGAAAGATGCAGGTAGAATGTGAGCACTGCATGTTTTCTGGAGTGGGAGATGATTGTCTTTCTTGGTTCAATCTCTAGTTTGTATCCAATGTCCATCCACTTTTCTTTCACGACAGCCTTGATAATTCTAGGATGCAGAACACGATTAGCCGTTACTGAGACACCTTTTGTAGAGGCTTCAGATAACGGCATGGATTTTAGGCGGCGCCAAATCGGTTCGTACTGTCGCATTCTGCTAAGCAGATATAAGGGGGGTACTCATAGAACTAGATCCTAGATTAAGCATTGACCTGCACAGTGTGACCACCACGTTCGTACCGAGATGTGTGCAATTAACTTCCAGGATCTAGATCTATAGGTCCCCGTCTTTCCGGGGTGTCATCGCTTTCGCTTTCATCACGAGGTTGCGAATAACTCTGTGGAGGATTCAATTATAAAGCGTTGGGGTCCTCAAACTCCGCCTTGCTTATCTGGACTTCGCGACATAGATGTTGAGACAACAATTGCCGGGTCAGACTCAGCAAACTTTACAGATTCCCAGCAATCGCAGCCAGATCATCGGCAGCTAGATAAGCATCTGCACGACGAACCAGAAGATCCAGAATATCAGAGAACTGTTCAGCATTCGGAGTGCTGGCATACAGAGCCAGTTGTTCCTTCAGCTTCGAGATGATACCCTTCTGGCTCTTCCAAGGAGCGAACTTACGGACATAAACTTCCGTAGCATTCTTCACTGCATCTTCCGACTTATTGGTCAGGCCAGGCATAACAGCAATGTAATCTGCAACAAAAGCAGTCCACAATTCTTCAGGCAGAGTCGAAGAACGACGATCTTCCTTGGGCATGTTTGCAATAGCAGCCCAGCTCAGCTTCGACAGATCCAGATTGTCCTGATTGATGTCTTCCTTTTCCGCAACCATCGTTGCCAGAACATCACGGATAACATCGAAGCAAGCATCTTGCAGAAGCGAGAATTGCTTTGCATCACCAGAGGTGAGAATCTCAACAAGACCAGTAGCCGTAGGAACAGGAGCCTTCAGTTTCACAGCAGGACGCTGATTGCCCAGCTTATCCTTCTTGAAACGGAAGTTGAATTCCATCAGCTTAACCGGACCTTCTTCGACTTCAGGAGTAGTAACAGCGGTATTCATTTGATTTAAGACTTTCTTGAGAGGGAGGATTGCGGGAAAGTTTGTTCTGGCACTTTCCCTAAGCCAGTGAGTGCAGGATAGCACGGGTGCGGGGGCGTGTCAAGGGGTATCCCCCAGACGAAAGATTATTGAGCTTGTTTAGGTTGCACATCATTTAAAGTAAAGGGCAGTATTTCTCCTGTGTCGTTATCAATTTTGGTTTCAGGTAACTCGTTGGCTGGAATTATTCGGGCCAATCGAGACACGCGCAGAGACTCTCTACCTTTGAAGATGCACACTTGTTTATGAGAGGCTCTTAGATTTCCTTGCTCATCTTGAAATTCTCTGTCCAGCCCTTCGTCTTCTCCTACTGGCACGAGAGTAATCCAACGCTCTCCCGAATATCCCCAATCAATTGGTTTATCGCAGTATTTACACGGCTTAGTCATTTCAAGTTCCTTTAGTTAAAGATTCTCGTTTATGTCTTCTAAGGTGTACCCCGTTTCTCCTTTATTTAATCTGAGGAGAAACACATAGACATCGTTCAGTCTTTCTCGTGTTGCGCAGTCGGAAGAGTACACCCACTGTTTTCTGTTTCTATTGTAATAGATGTGAGGCTTACCGTCTTTGGGCCATTGACGAAACTTGCTGCGCTTCATTCAAGTTCCTTTCTTTCCAATTATCTGCATTGTAGTTCGATGCTGCAAGTGCAGGATCAGAATGCTTTCGCATCCAATTCAGGTATCGGATGTACCAGTTCCAGGCAGTTAGATTAGATGGAGGGGAGAAACGATTAGGAGCTGGATAGACTCTGAGGTGACTCATGCTGACTCCTCATCCATTCGCAGCTTCTTCCCCTTGAAATACTCTGCTTTCTCAGCGAGTGTATTTCCCTTCACCTTCTGGCTTTCAATTCCTTTCACAAAACTATCCGGCTCACAGATCACATAGAGTTCTTCTCGTGCACGAGTAACAGCAGTGTAGAGAAGTTCTCGTTGGTTCATTGTAGCGTGTGAGTTATGGAGACAGAAGAACACCTTTCTCCACTCACTGCCCTGAGATTTATGCACAGTCAGACAGTAACCCAGGAGCAGGGAATTCGCATCTCCTGCGGTATCTACCTTTACTTCTGTCTCAGAGTCTCGCATCTGAAGCTTGATGATATGTGAACACTTCTTCACACGATCTTCAGAATCCTCAGACATTGCAACCTGAGAGAGCATGAAATCTACATGATCGTCTGGATTACCAGAGAGTACGTCTGGAGTATGTAGTTCTGGATCATGGCCCCAGTAATCTAGCGTAGCTGAAGCAGGGCAAGGTTGAGTACCTGTGTATGCAGGATTCTTTTCGATGGAGATGACAATTGCATCTTCCTTGTCATAGAGAACTTTATCACCGGGAGAAAGATAGAGCTTGTTGAATCCAGCTACGATTTCATGAGTCACTGCATTTCGAGAGCGAGCAAGATAGTTTGCGATAATCTTATTCAGCTCGATTGTTCCACACCCTTTGTTGAAGGGGAGAAGAATCATATCCTCTTCTGGATCATAGACTCCTTCCTTTGCAAAGGCAGAGAAGACTGAGCCCAGAGTGATTACAGCATTCAGGGCATCGATCTTCTTTTTCCAGGGACGGATTTTCATTTGTCCTGGATGATTCCAGGCTTCGAAATCTTGGGCTTTAAGCGCACTCCCAGATAGAATACGATGCGCCAACGAGATAATTGGAGACTCCAAAGCCTGTCGGTAAACCTCTGTGAGTTCCACACAAGGTAGTTCGAGAAGTTTGAACCCAAGTATGGCGGGGCCGAACACCGGCGGTAATTGTTGAATGTCACCAAGATAGATAATCTGGATGTTATGTGGGCACGCATCGACTACCTCCTGATGAAGATCAGTTCCAAGCATGGATGATTCTTCAAAGATGATTGTGTGGATTGTGGAAGGAAGAGGATTACCAGCATGACGATTCGGCTCAAATCGCATAGTGGTTTTAGTTCCTCCATTCACAGGATCAGGAACTTCGTAGTAAGTCGGCTGATATTCTAGGAGTTTATGGATAGTGATACAGTTACTTTGCAGGTCGGCGGGCATGTTTCTACGAATGTTTGCCACTGCTCTGCGAGTGAATGCGCAGATGACAATTCCTGGAGTTCCACTAATGAGGTGCTTATGTCCATTTGATTGCAGAACTCCGGCTTTGCCAGATTGGATGAGTGTTTGGACAACTGCCTTTTGGCACGTAGTTTTACCTGTACCAGCAGCGCCGATAAGAACGCAAGATTTTCCTGATCCAGCGAGATTGACAAATTCAAGTTGCTTGGCGTTGAGGGTGATTTCTTTACCGTATTTGTCGAGGATTTGAGCCCCGGTTGCGGAACTGATTTCATTACTTTCAATTGATTGGGAGTCATCACTAGGTTCCTTTACTGGAGTAGATTCTTCAATAACAATGGATGTGCTCTTCGCTTCTCGCATTTTCTGCACAAGCGCAAGTAGCTTTGCTTTATCGAATTGAGTTGCCATATCAGATCATTCTTTCGTGTAGTCAAAAGCTCTTACAAGTTTTTCAGGTTTGTATGAGCTGCCAGGAATTTCTAGCACAATGCATTCATCTACTAAACACTTAAATTCTAGTGTTTTTGGATGTTCGTTGAGAATATATGCAAGATCAAATGCTCCTTTTATGTCAGAGTAGAAGCGATGATAAGAGACTGAATGAAATTGGCGCGAACGCACAAGAAAAGTGATAAGCATATCAAGGGGCTTTCTTTCCAATCAAATCAGCCATGAAACTAGGAACAGGGCGGCCAGAGTAACTCATTCCCTTACCCGTGTCAAGCATCCACTGTGCATGTTTCTTTCGATAGTACAGTTGATATTTCTGCACAGTATTCAGATCAAGACGTACTTTCACGTGCGGATACATTGCTTCTGCGAATACTTCCGGAGGGTCAAGATCAAAACATCCAGAGTCTCGGAGTCTAGATGCAATTACATCAATCACGTCCATCGATGCATGTCGATTAAGGTTTCGAGAATCTCTGATGGATTCGAGTGTAATTGCAAGAGTACAAACCCAAACCATAGCAGGATAACTAGAAGAAACCCAACGAGTGCAAGGATGGTTTTCATATGCAGGCTTATAGAGTAGGCGCTTAGGGATTGAAGGAAGTTGAGAATGAGCAGCAGTAGATAGCATCTGCGCTGATTCTAGGATCATCTTGTGGATATGTTGATCACAATGAGCATGAGCTGCTTCGATTGGATCAGTGGAAAGGATGAAGATGTTCACTTGGCTGACTCCTGCTTATCTTGACGCTCTTTCTGGCTGAGAAGTTCTGTTTCTAAATCTCGGAGCTCAGAAGATTTCCAGCTGGCGTGCATTGGGCCTTCATCGTCAAGAGCAACAATGC